CCCATGTTTGACCTCTGGTGTTTTAGTAGTGTAAGGACGGCTCATGCAACCATATCTCCACTCGTCTGCTGCGTGGTCTTCCATGTGAGTGTTAAGGTCTTCTGGACGCATCATATCATGCTGTAATGCCGGTATTGTTCTTATGCTATCAACACAAGTGCTAAAACAAACAACCATTGGTCTACCGTCATCATCGCCTTTCATTCTGGCTCTCATTGTATCCCAACCGCCCATTGCCCCGGCTCGTGCTATTCGTTTATTGTCGGCTCGTTTAAAGTACGGTCCACCGCCTTCGTACATACGTTCTGCTATAGACGGTCCACCATCTTCACTAAACGCTGCTGGATCAAGAACACCATAATCCATCTCTTCATCATCAGCCATACGTTCTGTAATGCCCTGACCAACTAAGTTTGCTTCCATTCTCAGCCCTGTGTTTTTGTTTGATGCAGAACCATACCATTCTCTGTACCTTACCAGGCAGCCTCTTGGCAATGTTCTGCCGTTAGCCATTTGGTAGTCATCAGATACAACAGCCCACCATCCAAAACTAAATGGTGCTGCATATCCCCAATCGCCTGATATAAACCTTGTCCAATGTTCTGGAATAGTAAATGGTTTGACAACGTGCTTGTCATCTGACCAACAATCAAAGAATGCTCCTTCAACCACATTCCAATCACCTTCAAGCATTGCTCTGACCAGTGCATCTGAGCCAATACCTTTAAGCTTGTCTACATATGTTGGGTCTTGTTCTAACAGTGCCGGGTTATCATTTACCCTGGCAGGGATATATTGTCGCAACATACCACCTTCTTCACTATCAGATTTATATATTTCAAGTGGTTCTTTACCATCAATAAACGTGCTTTTTACAAATAGATGACCAATATTCGCTGGGTTAGAACCGCATAGAATGCGTGGAAACTGCCCTTTATACTTTTCTGGTATAGTCACACCTACCATCCGTACTCTTGCTCTAAGCTGTCGGTACATACGCTCTGTAAAGGTAGTTAGCTCGTCAATTAACAAAACGTGTATTTCACTAGAAAGGTACTTACCAACATCTTTTTCGTGCTGACAATGGCATAGGTAAATTCTTGAGCCATTCCAAAAAAACACTCCATCTTCTTTTATCTTGACTAAGCCAGCATCAACCCAAGCAGCCAACAAATTTCTAAAACCATTCATGCTATCAAGGTGTGTTTTGATTAAATCATCTCGAACACGTCTAAACAAATATATCTGTAAATCAGGTATTTCTGCACACCAATTAATAGCTGCTATTCTCATAAGATGAGATTTCCCACCGCCAGCAGCACCACCATATAAAACTTCTGTTGCTTTTGTGTTTAAAGCAATAGCCTGTTTTGGAAATAATTCTATATCAATTAATGCCTGACTAGACATCCTTTACCGATATATTAAGAACAGGCACTATATCTCTGCCATCTCTACCTGTGGTTTCTGTTCTTTCAACAAAGCCTCTATTTTTGCCTAATGTTTTTAATGTAAAAAATATGCTAGAGGGATGTCCTGTTTCTACATTTTTCCATAACCTATTTTCTGCCATGTCTAATAATTTATCTCTTGCAACTTCAATAGCATTGTCTAACTCAGGATACTCTTCACAATACTTTCTTACTGTTTCACGACTACAATTCAATGCATTGGCAGCACCAGATAAAGTACCAGCCTTTTCCAGAGCTTGTTTCATTTGATCAACAGTAAATTTTCGTTTCCCTGTATTTCTATTCCCCATTAACTAACTCCGCTTTGTTGCCTGTAAATTCTTCCCATCTTTGGACAATAACGTCACAATATTTTGGGTCAAATTCCATCATTCTGCACTCTCTATTGTTTTTTTCACATGCTATTAGTGTAGAGCCAGAGCCTCCAAAACAGTCATGAACAGTGTCTCCAGCTTTACTGCTGTTTACAATTGCCTTATCAATTAGCTCCACAGGTTTTTGTGTCGGATGAACATATTTACCTGTTGCTCCTCTGCTCATGTGCCAGAGGTCTGGCTGTGCTTTATCGCCATACCATTGTCCTCCACAGTAAAATATAAACTCATGTTGAGGACGATAATTACTATTACCAAGTCCAATACTTTGTTTATCCCAAACTATACACGCCTTAATATCCATTCCTATGTTTTTTAATGCAGCATCAAATTCAGAATAAGTTCTCCAGGTAAAGCACACGTATGATGCAGAACCTTCTTTTGTAAACAACTGTGCGTTATTAATACTGTCAGACACCATCTGCATTAAATCATTGCCTTGAAGATCGTCACCAATAATCATTCCATGTGCCTTTACTAATGCTCCCTTTTTTGTTGACCCAGCAGCCCTGCCACCACCGTAAGACATTCCGTAAGGTGGGTCTGTAAATATTAAATCAGACTTACCGCCATCCATCAAAGTTTCAACTGCATCAATACTTGTGCTATCACCGCACATTAACCTATGATTGCCAAGCTTATAAACGTCACCTATTACTGTCTTTGGTATTTCTGGAACTTCTGGTACAGCATCTTCATCGGTTAATCCCTCGTTTGTTACGTCAGGACGCATAGTATTTATTTCTTCATCACTAAAGCCAATGAGCGATACATCAAAGTCTTCTGCTGTTAAAGTATCAATCTCTAGCATTAGCATTTCAATATCCCAATCAGCATTCAAAGCTAACTTATTATCAGCCAAAACATAAGCTTTACGTTGTGCCTCACTAAGCCCGGTTAAAGTTATTGTTGGCACTTCATCTAAACCTATAAGAGTTGCAGCCATAACCCTTCCATGCCCAGCTATTATCGAGTTAGTTTCATCAATAAGCACCGGGTTAGTAAAACCAAACTCTTTAATTGATGCTGCAACTTGTTTAATTTGTTGCTCCGAATGTGTTCTTGCATTATTTACATAAGGTATAAGTATTGATGGTGAAACATAGGTTACTTTAAGACCCTGTCCATTTTTGGTTGTTTTATTTTTCATGCTGATGTCCTTTTGTTTAGCATATAAAACAATTACAAATAAATCAAGCGGTCTGTTTTACGGTAGTGCAACCCAAATAAATGTTAGCACAGTAACCAACGGCACAGCAACTAACACAGCTTGTATGATTGGTTTGACATAACTGACCTTTTCTTCTTCTGGTTTCCAAACATCACGCTCTAAATCACAAAAGTATTTATGATGATTATTCATTGTTTGCCCCTTTGTTTAATTGTGTAATAGATTTAATTACATATTCTGGAATTGGTCTTTGTCCTATTTCAAAATATCCAATTGTTACCCTAGACGCATAGCCTAATTCTTCGGCAGCATCTTCTTGCGTATAACCATTTGCTTTACGCCAATCTTTAATCAACGCTATTTTTTCTTCTTTTGTCATTTTAAATATTCCACATCGTATTATGTTCATCGTAATCGTCAACCCAATTTGGATTAGGTGTGTTGTCCTCAGTAATAACAACTTTGTCACAATAGTTTAGCTTTAAAGCCCAATCAATTTCTGCTTGATCCACAAAAATTATATCTTCCGCTGTAAAAGTAATTACTGCATCTTTTCGATTAGACTTTATATATATTTCAGTAACTTTAATTTTGTTTGCAATACTGAAACCATCAAACTCTTCAAGTGCATATAAAAGACGCTGTTCAGCAGCTTCAAGTGCAGTATCAATGCAAACAACACCCTTAGTTTCTAAATAGTAAAAAAAAGTTGCTTCTATGTTGGCGTGTATCATTTTATCTCTCCTTAATTAATTGTTAAACTCCCCAACGACAAGCATTTTGAAATATTACAAGTTCTTTGTCATTTAAATCTTTAATGCTATTTTCATTATAATAAAACCACGTTTGTATTATTTCAGCTTCTTTAGCATTTTCTTCTTGATTAAAAAAATGTAAAAGTTTTTTAATTTTCTGTGTAGTCATTTTATCTCTCCTAGTTGGTTGGTTGGTCTTAATAAGAGGCGGTATAAACCGCCCCTCGTTAAAATCAATTATTAATCTTCAACTTCAATACCCATTAATTCTGCAATGGTTTCAAGTGTTTCTTGTCCGCTTGTTGTGAGGCGGTCATAGTCAAAAAACATGTCTGCAACTAATTGTTGTGTGGTTTTAAAATTGTCATAAGTCATTTTAGTTCTCCTGTTTGATTGTTTGTACCACCATTATAAACATTGTTTACATAGTGTCAACAACTAAATAACAATAAAATTAATTATTTTTTTAACGGCTGTATAATTACTTTAACACCAACAAAGTCTGTTTCTACCCATCGCAAGGTCAAATGCTCAACCTGACAATCATCCTTCCACACTTGTGCGTCCGTACAAAAATCTAACACTGCCTTTGCTAGGTTATCCAAATCCCTTTTTCGTTTATCCGGCTTTACAAAGTCTAGCTGTACCTGGACAGGACCGTTGACCCAAACTGGTAACTTCTGCTTGCAAGCCATACCTTGAGCTTCAGCAATCCATTTTTTATATCTTGGTGACTTATACCTTCGAGCCTTCCCGGCATACATGCTGTTCACTGATGGTGGAAATGGCAACAAAAAATCACTCATACAAAGCCACCATATCTTCAAAGGTCTTTGGCTTCTGACCATGCAAGTTATCTTTCCAATGGGCGTACTGGCTCTTTGGTGCTGTTGCTAACAACATCTTCCATTGGTCTTTTGACCTGTCGTTTGGAGCTGTTTTTAGTGCTGCGTCTATTTCTGGATTAATCACACCATTCTTTGCAACACCATCAGTCTTCCGCTGAAACTTGACGCTGTTCATGTACCAGGTCTTCCAAGCTGCGTCCCAATCTTTGTATGTTTTACCATGAGCCTTGCAATAAGTTAAAAATTCATCAGCTATCAATTCATAAGATAAATCTGTTCTGCCTCTTGTTTTCCAATAACTAACCGCTGCTTTTTTAGATGGCATATAATCCTTTTTTAACCCTGTATTTTTTCCCCCTCTTTGATTACTTTTCTTTATAGTTATAGGTCTAGTTATAGTTGGCGTACCGTCACTACTAGCTTTCGCTACAGCCTTTTGTTTATTTTTCAATGCAGTAGCTTGTCCACCTAATGAACCTAGATGCCTCTTTAACGATACTTTTTCTGATGCGTTAGAATACAATGTAAGTAATCTTTTTTGTGTAAGTCCAACTGCGTCTTCTACTAAAAATTCCATAATTGTCGGCTTTATTCTTTGCCACTGAGATGGTGAGCATCGTGCAAATCTTGCTAGTTTTTTATCGTTGTTATCTATGTAACCGCCTGATCGCCACATACAGATAAGAAGCATCATATATGCCCCAGTCTCTGCTGCGTTTAGGTGCGTAGTATCTGCTATAAAGCTGTCTGTCCAAAGAGGCATTGCCGGTAGTGTTGCCATTTAAATTCTCCCAAATGTTTTTATTTGTCGACTTTCGGTGCAATTAAATCCACCCATGTGACTTGTTTTTTTGTGTATTTTTCAACCTTTTTTATTGTGCTGCTTGTTGGCATTTGTGGACCAGAAATTAGTCGTGAAACCGTTGCCTCGTCTAGCTTTACTGCTTTAGCAAAGTCACGCTGCGTCATTCGTTTTAATTTTAAAAATGTGGATAGTTGCATTTGGTTTACCTTTTTATAAAAAATTACTTGCTTTTAAATCAATAGTCGTTACAGTTATGACTGTCAACAACTTTTGGGAGAAACAAAAAATGACACACGCACCATCAATAATGATACCTTTAATGAAGCTTAAAACAGTTCATTCACTGCTTACAGAGCAGCGTCAATTAGCCTATATCGGTGAGCATATCAATACTGATAATCTTCGTGAAATTAGAAATATTTGCTTAGATATTGTAGATATGACTTTTGAGATTAGCGAAGCACAAACAAAACAAACGGAGAAAACAAATGACTAAAACATTAAATATACATCAGCGTATAAATGCAGTTATGCAAGACATTGCATACGTTCAAAAAGAAGATAAAAAAGTAAACAATCAATACAAATTTGTTTCGCACGATGCTGTGACGGCTGCTGTTAGACCGCACCTTGTTACGCACGGCATTACTGTAATTGCTTCTGTAGCTAATCATAATCAGGACGGCAATCGCACCGAGGTAGACCTTGTTGTAAACTTTCATAATATTGACGACCCTAGCGATACGGTTTCTGTCAATGTTTTTGGTTATGGAGTAGATCAACAAGACAAAGGTCCAGGCAAAGCATTTTCGTATGCAAAAAAATATGCTTTTTTACAAACTTTTTGCTTGGAAACAGGTGACGATCCAGAACGTCAAAATATTGATCATGTAGCGGATCAAACAACTGAAAAGCCAAAAGTAAAATTAATTAGTCTTGAGCATTATAAAATTTTGCAAGCACTCATTGATACCAAAAAAAATGTAGACGTACAAAAAATGTGTCAGCATTACAAAATTACAGCATTAGCTGAACTGCCTATTGACCGCTACAAGAGTGCTTATGATGCTCTCAATGCAAAGGAAGATAAATGATCATTCATAATGTTGAGCAGGGTACTCCAGAATGGCTAATGCTGCGTTCTGGATTGCCTACAGCGTCCAACTTTAGTAAGATGGTAACATCTACAGGTAAACTATCTAAAAGCATTGACGATTACGCACTGTCTTTGGCTTGTGATCTGTTTGCAAAGAAACCTCTTGATGAATGGTTAGGCAACCAATGGACTGATCGAGGCACTGAGCTTGAACCAGACGCACGGTCTATGTATGAGTTTCAGAAAGATTGCACAGTTAAAGAAGTTGGTTTTATTACTAACGCTGGCTGGGGCTGCTCACCTGACGGTTTGATAAATGATGATGGCATGGTTGAATTTAAGTGCTTAAAAGCAGAAAATCACGTTAAAACAATTTTGGATTATAACAGGACAGGCAACATCCCAACAAAGTATATTGCTCAAGTGCAGGGACAAATACTAATTGCTGAAAGACAATATTGTGATTTAGTCTTTTACCATCCCGATCTACCTATAAAAATTATCAGAGTTGTGCCTAATAGCACAATTATAAATGGGTTGTTAGAAGCTCAAGCAAAAGTAACAAATAAACGTGACGAAATTGTTGCAGAATTGGAGAACGAAAATGTTAAATAAAGTAAATTTAATTGGACGACTTGGCGGTACACCAGAGATCAAAACTATGTCTGATGGCGACAGTTTAGCTAGTTTTAGTTTAGCTACTTCAGAGGGTTGGAAAGACAAAACAACCGGAGAGTGGAAAGACAAGACGGAATGGCACAAGATTGTTTGCTTTGGGTTTAACGCTGACAAGGCAAAAAACTTTGAGAAAGGCACGTTGCTATATGTAGAAGGTCAACTACAAACACGAAAATGGACTGACAAAAATAGTAATGACCGTTATACTACTGAGATAGTTTTGCAGAAATTTAACGGTATGTTAAAAAGCCTGGTTAAAAATGAAGCTGTAGAATTGGCAAATACACCAATAGCCAGCACACCAGAACTTAACCTGGAAACAAAAAGTTCGCCTGTTATAAATGGACTGGATGACGAAATACCTTTTTAAGTAAAAATAGTTTGTGAGGTTGTTTGTAAACCGATCCCATCGCCCCTCACAGACTCTCTCCCAAGGCGATGGGATCACCTACATTTGGGAGAATGATAATGACTAACGATGACTACATTTTACAAGAGCTTAAAAAAGGCAGAACAATATCTAGACGAACAATTTATTTAGAGATTGGCTATTTTAAAACTCCAACCGCAATAAGCAAATTGCGAGCTGATGGTTATGACATAAAAGGCACATCGGTTAAATTTACAAACAGTCTTGGCAATAAAGGTAGGTATCATACTTATAAACTTGTCCAGGCAGAACAGCGTGAGTTGTTTTAATGGCTAAAATGAAACTCACAGCGGATCATAAAACATTTCATTTATGGGTTATGGAAAAACCGTGCTGCGTTCCCGGTTGCCAACAGCCTTCTATATTCCATCATCAGAAACAACCGTACCCATTGCCAAGACGTGACCACAGATTTGGTGTAAATATTTGCTCACATCACCACAGTGAATATCACGACAAATACGGTTCTGATGATGCCTTTGCAGAAGCATACGGTATCTATATGCCAGATTATGCACTTACAAATTTAGAATATTGGGAAGATAAGTGATAAAACGTAAAGAAATAATTGGCGACTGCACGTTATATTTAGGTGATTGTTTAGAGATTATGCCTTTGATTGATAAGGTTGATGCGGTTGTTACTGATCCTCCTTTTGGTGTAGGAAATTTTATACAATCAACAGGAAATAAAAGAGGTCAGGCTGTTACTTGGAATGAATGTGTTCCATCGCAAAAATATTTTTTACAAATAAATCGTTTAAGTAAACATCGCGTCATTTGGGGTGCTAATTATATGAATTGTTTTGAGGGAAAAGGTGCATTAGTTTGGATTAAAAATCAACCTATGCCTGATTTCAGCAAAGCAGAAATAGCCTCTGTAAGTTGGGGAAATAAAGTAGAAATATTAAATTATACTTGGACTAATTTTGTAAATACAAAAGTGACAACACATCCTTGTGAACGTCCTGTGAGATTATATGAGTGGTGTATAGAACAAATACCTAACAAACCGTGCAGTATTTTAGACCCTTTTATGGGTAGTGGTAGTTCAGCAATAGCGTGTGTAAATTTAGGACGCAAGTTCATAGGCATAGAATTAATTGTACTGGTTGCTTTTTAAAAAGTGAAAAAACAAGAGCTTGGATATGTAAAAATAAACCAGATGATCGAGACTGGTGGATCGAGATGGAAAAAAAGGCAAAATCTACATTTACAAAAGATAGATCGTGGAAAGATTTAAACAATTTTGCACAACGCCAAGGTGATTTTAATTTTGACGATAATGATCAACCATATTGCGATAGCGTTATTGGTGCTTGCACAGATTTTTTAGGGGAAAAAAATGAAACACATTGTAAAACATAAAGACCAGTTACAAAAAATAGCAGACCATATCATGCAATTAAACCCAGATAATGAATGGATTATTGAGGTTAAAAAGCACGTCAAAAGACGGTCAAATAACCAGAATAATTTGATGTGGATGTGGCTTAATCAAATAGCTGGCTTGATGTCTGACGAAACTGGATATGAGGTATGGGAAATACACGAGCTGTTTAAAAATAACTTTTTAATTGGCAAAGAAGTAGATTTGGGTGGTTTACAGGTAATAGTTAAAACAACCACTGATTTGACAACAAGTGAGATGACAAGATATTTAGATCAGATACAGCGGTTTTGTTCGGCAGAAATGGGTATATATTTGCCACTGCCAGAGGAGCTACAAAAAAGATGAATAAAACTGAAAAAATAATACAAGAAGGTCAGACAATATCAGGTGGATGGAAAAAAATTACTTTAAGTCAATGGGGTGTTTCTTGGCCTCCTAAAAAAGGATGGAAAACACAATTGATTAAAAAAGATGCTTTGTGCAATTACAATAAACAAACAAATAAAATATATTTTACATTACCAGAGGATTTACAAAAGAGATGAATTGGACTTTTAACGATGGTGGCAGATTAGATGCCGGCTTACATGGCTTGGTTAAAGACTGTGCAGCCAGGGCAGAAGCTATTTTGTTTAATGTGCCGTATTTAAAAGCTATTGATAACTTTGCCGGTGTAATGCCACATGCCTATCTTGACAATATACTGAATAACAATGGCTGGAGTTACCAAGAAGCCAAACCAGATACTGTTGTAAGTAATTTGGAAGGAACGGTAGTCGCTGTGTTAGACAAGCATTATACGGTTGTTATAGACAATGAAATTAATGACATATTTGACACTAGTGATAAAGTTGTGTATTCTTATTGGTCAAAAAATTAACTCCATTTAGATTTGTTTGCCCAATAAGCTGCTGACATTGGACCTTTTGCAATATTTTTAGCATGACGTGCTTGAAAGCTAGATTTTCTATTTTTTTCTTTTTTTGTTTTTGGGTTGCCACCAGCACCGCTTACACCTTGTTGTCCATAACGTATGGTTTTGACCTGATCACCTGATTTTGCAACCACAACGTGACTTTTAGTTTTATGATTGGGTGTTCGTTTAGGTTTGTTTACACCAGAAACGCCAATTCTATTGACTAATGCCTGTACAAGTTCATCGTTCATAACCATCTGCCAGTTCTAATTTGTTCTGTTATTTGTATAGCTCTATCACCAACTTGCTCTGCCCAACGACTGTCAAGCATCATATCGGCAGCGAGGTTGAAATCTTCCTTCTTCAAAGCATCTATTGATTTTGTAAATGTCTTAACAGTACCAATACCTACGTTAAAGGTAAAATTAATCATAGCACTTATTCGTGCATCTGAAAATGTTGCCATCCACGGAAAAGCATTTAGCAGTTGGTTAGTTGCTTCGTAAATATCATTTTTTAACAGCATTTCTGCTTCTTCTTCAGATATTCCTATGTCTTCCAAATTACGACCGTAACCACAAGTTTTTTTTCCGCCACTGCATGTGTAAACAGTACTACGAAAACCTTCATGTATTTTTAACTGTTCGATTAATTTATTCATTTTTTGGCTACTCCAGATTTTTTCTCCCAGCTTCTGAGTCCACCTAGCCCTAACATGCCCAAAAGCACTGGAGTTAGTAATGATGGGTCTACAGTAGGTACTTCAAACCATATAGCTAAAATCTGAGATAATAGCACGTTATACATTAAACCAATTCCGCACACCCAGCCTACAAATGGTCTCCATCCCCCGATAAATAGAGAACCGCTTTCTGCTTCAGTTTTGTTAACTGCAAGTTGTGCCAGGGCGTTTTCAGCAGCTATTTTTTCGCTTAGTGTATTTATTTCAAAAGCCAGCTTACTTGCTTGGTCCTTATCTTTTATGACTTTATTAAGTAAACCAGTAACTGGTCCTATTAATGATGCTAACATAATGTCCTCATTTCAGTGGGTTTTTAACTGCCTCATCAAACGCTTCCCACAAATCATCTATCTCTGTAGTGTATTTGTCAAGTTGCGTATCAAGACCGTCTGTGATTGTTTGTGCTTTTTCTACTTGTGATCTAAGGTCAAGCAACGCACTTTGT